GGCCCCCCCTTCAGTGAATAGTTTTGCCTGCGTTTTGCGTATCTCTTTAAGCTCTGTGGCCGCTGTCTCTGTCGCTGTTTTAACGCTCTGTTCCCATATAAACCGCAAATTTTCAAGCGTTCTTTTCTCATTTACTGCCTGCTTTAAGTTGGCCTTATTCTTTTTAATTTCCGCCTGCCGTTCTCGGTCCATCTCTAAAAGGTTCTTGTCTCCCTTACTCAACCGACCCCGCCCATCCGCAAACCTTGCCTCTTTTTTGCGCGCCCGCGTAATCCTTGCCCGCATATCCTTTTCAGCTTTTGCGCTATCTTCGTTTTCTCTATTCTCTTTCTGTTTCTGGTTGATAAAACCAGCCACGCCAAGCACCGCAAGTTTAGCTAGATTCTCTTTTGCGGTTGTCAGCTTTTTGGATGCGGTCTCTTCTGCCTTTTTGATGTCGTTAATATTTGTTTGTATTTCACGCTCTTTTTCCTGCTCTATTATCAGTTTTGCTTTTTCCTCTAGTGCGTCATGTTCTATCATTTGCTTTTTTAGCCACGCTTCATAGTTGAATTTAATTTGTGGAGCTTTATCATCTTTTCCCGGTCCTGTTTCGACTGATTCTTTCTTTAAAACCTTTGAGTTTTTCTCGACTATATCCTTTAGTTTTTGTGTAGCCTCAGCTAATTCACCGCTACTTTTAAAAGTTCCCTTAAATCTTCCTTTTTCCGAAAGTTCCGACGCATCATAGTCGTTGGCCCCTGCTGATTTCGAGCCCCAATATCTAGAAGCTCTTCCAAACCAAGTATCACCAGCTTTCTTTAATGACTCGTAAACATTAAATGTAAAATAATCAGCGCCCTCTTTTATTGCGGCCATCATTATATTACCGACTCCTGATGCAAAATCAGCAAAGCCACCTTTCACCGTAAATGATTTTGCTATATCTTTTGCAAATTTCGCCGCATCTTCAACTTGTGATAAAAAGTTTTTCCATGAAGTCCCGGAAAGGAAAGCGCCTATTGACGCTTGCATTTTATCGAACGTGTCGCCAAGTTCAAGGCCGTCAAATATTGTGCCAATAAGTGCCTCACGCACATCACTTAAACGGCCCTGTAGCGCCTCCCACGCGCCGCCGACTGTTTTAAGTTTTGCGGTTTGTTGCTCATAACCTGCTTTCAGCATACGGTTGACAATGGCGATTTTCTCTTGCTCGGTTTTCGCGTGTTGCAATGCAGGTATATATCTCTGCAATGCCTCAAAGTCTCCGTCAAAGGAACGGCCTATCATTGTTATTGCGCGTGATCCAGACAGCCCTAAAGCTTTCATAGCCTCAACCGACCTCACCGCATCACCCATCTTATCAGATAACATTCCAATTGTGGTCAGCTGCGCAATTGTCGCCTTAACACTTTCGTCACTTGCGCCTGTTTCGTCCTGCACCGCATTCGCCAAACTGACATATTTCTTCTGTAGCTCATCAGTATATTTTCCAGCGCCCCGGAGAGATGCCGCCAACATCACATTTGCTTCTTCTGATTCTAGCGCCTCATCTATCCACCGCCTGAGTCCATTGATTGCACCTGTAATCATTTTAGTTGCTAGATTGCCCATGACAACGCCGAGGGCAACAGTAGACGCTTTGACTCGATTAATAACGCCACTTGCTCTATCTTTTGCGCCTATCTCAATCGCTATTTTGTTCGTTGCCATTTTTAGCCTTTAGCTTTATGTAGTATTTCTCAAACTCAAATAGTGCTGTATTCTTTAACGCTTTAAAAACATCCTTTGCATCTCCGCCGTTGCACGCAACTTTATTCCTTGCCCATTTTGTCAATATATCAAGGATCTCTCTAAACGTATTAGCTTTTAAATCGTTTTCTGATAAACCAAGTTCCGCGGCTATGCAATCGTGCAGCACTTTTGTATATGGGCAAAACTCAATGTATTTTTCTTTCTCTTCATCGTCGTCATCTTCCGATATCGTGTCATTGCTGATAACATAATTCAATCCTATGACCGCTTCCGACTCTGTACAATTTAATTTCCTATACCACTCAACTATCGCTTTTCGTGCTGGTTTTTCTTCTTTGTAATCTTCAAAAAATCCAACGTCACGCGCATGATTACAAGCCCACAAAAGCGCATAAAATAAGCTCTTTTTTTGCCACCATTTAATCGCATATGTTTGATACCATATATCGCTTGCTATGGTTTGCTCATTGATTAGTGTATCACCGGCCCATGCGACTTTAGGCGGTTTGATATCTTCTGCGCAATTACTCGCACGCTCGACCGCTACGCCTAAATCATTTAGCTTGATAATCTCAGATGGCAACAATTCGATACCATCTGAGATTAACTTTTTAATCCTGCCATGTGCAAAAGGAGAAAGCATTTACTTCCCTTTTTTTTATGCTGATGCTGCCACTGCTGCCGGTGTATAACGCAGAGTAATTGAGTAAATCGTATACGCTGTGTTTGTCTCTGTCGGTGTTGCCGGACTTGTTACTGTCCAGTTTGCCGCTGGTGTTATTGTCGGTACTGTCGATGATAACATACATATCTCTGCTGTCACTTCAATAGTTGCCCCGCTTACATCGAAAGCGCATGTCTCCCCAGACTCATCTAGCCCACGTGGTAATGAACACTGACCGGTTGCATTGCACGACTGGATATAATTGTCCTCATCTGCCGTTAACGCAAATGCGGCAAATAGTGCCTGTGCCTCAAATGCAGATTTAAGTGTGAACGCAGGGTTGGGATATGTATATCCCTCCACTGCCCCTGATGTCACAAGTCCAGCCGTTGCCGTTACCTTTGGAGCTGTTCCGCCTGCCGTTGAAATTGTAAACCCATTAATGATAAAATCTGTGGCTTTGAGCTCACCTAACGCGAATGTGGTCATATCATAATCGCCGCATACCGTATATTCACACGATGGTGCCGTTAAACTCTCATATGTCGCACGTGCGACAATATCGCCGCGTTCGTTTACTGCTTCCGCGGTATTGATTGTTGCATTCTCTGCCGCATTTGTTACCTTTAGGTTAGTAGTTGCTAATCCTAGATAATCTGTGCTTACGCCTATTGACATGGTTAGTATCCTTTCTTTTTAAATGATGAAATGCACCATTAAATTGGTTGTCATATAATTTGCTTTTTGGTCTGTATCAAATCCAGTATCACCCGCCTGCATAAAAGCGCCCTGCACTCTATAACCTGTATCTGATAATGCAGTGCCGGCCGTTGCAGTTGTGTTGAGAGTGTATAAATAGCTTAACACTTTCTCTGACCAATCGGCTATTTTAAGTTTCTTCTGGTCGTATTCTGATGGTGTTAAAACTTCGATTTCTACGGAGCAACTCAAAACAGGAAGCGTATCTTCTTCAACTGATCGTGGATTACATTTCACATTAATTAACGGCGGTTCTTTTCGTGTTGAGGTTGTTTCCTCTTGCCAGTATCCTATCACCTGTACATCAGTAATTAACAATGATAACGCTGCTACCATTTTCGCCTCTATTTGTGCCTCAATCATTACATGCCCGCCTTAAATAATGCTTTTTCAACCTGCTTTTTCATTCCGCTAGTTGCCCGGCTCAACGCTGAGCTAACCGCCTGTTTACCATTCTGCTTAAATGCTTTTTCGATATAGCTTATTCTGTTTGTTACAGCTATTCCGTATTCCTTCGGCTTGTCGATTTTTGAAGTTGATACAGCCCTGAACGCTCTTTTGATGTCTCCAATATCATTTATCTTTTTCCCAAACAGCGCGTGCATTGCCCATCCCCATGATTGTTTTGCAACTCCCTTGTAATGGATTAAAGTACGCGCCTGTTTTGTCGCCGCCGCTTTGCTGTAATCGTAAATTGCAAAAAACCGAGGAGTTGATTTTCTTCCTGAAAATGTCTGAACCCAAAACTTGCGCTTGCCTTTGCTTGTTCTGTACGCCTTTTCTTTTTTGCCTTTAGGTATGTAAACTTTATGCCGTTGTTTTCCCGGCTTAGTTGATGCCCTCAGGCTACTTAGCAGCTTTATTGCGCCCCATGTAACAACTTGTTTCGGTGCTTTTCCTGTTGCCTTTTGGAAACGTTTAAGCGTGTTGTTAAAATCTGCTAAGTCAGATTTATTAAACGCTATGGTAGTCTCGACCATTATCCACCCGCCTCTCTGCACATCATTTTAATATCGCCGCTCTGCTCAATAACTGTTGATATGTAAAGGTCTGATCTATCGCCGCCAAAATCTAAAACCCATCCAGTAGTTGGTAATGTCTCGTTAGGATATTCCGCTTTTCGAAAAACAACTATATATTGATCCTGCGTAAAGTCGCCGTCCGGGAACTGGGTAAAGTCTCCCTCGGTTGCGTCCAAAACTCTGACCTTGATACGCTCATAGACCGTTGAGTTATCAGGGGTTGTCTGATCATTATAAATATTTGCCCACTCGCTGTAATATTCGACATGCTCAATTTTCCAAGTGGCTTGAACCGGATCTAATTTTGGCTGCCCGCTTATTATCCTGTCAACCCCGTCTACACTTATCTTGTCTCCCCACGCCGGTACCGTTTCGATGTCTGTGCTTTTTGCGATTAAAGAACATTCGGATTCTGTCTCACTAAAGGAAAGTGGTTGTCCAGGGACTATCAAAGTCCCGCCTATTGCCGTAAATTCTGACCCTTTATAAATAACGTTAATGACAACATCTGGTATAGATGTCTTTATGCTATCAATTGCCGCTAATATGTCAGTTTGTAGGCCCATGTTTAAAACGACCTCCCGCCCCGCAACGTCTGCGGTTTGGGAGATTCCTTGTAATCGTTTATTGTGATTTCATCGGCGCGACCATAATCACACTGACCGCGCAATTTGTCCCGGTCGTGGTATATGTTGCTTTGATGTATTTTTCAAGCCGTGCCAAATCGCAGGAATACGAACTCAGCGCATTTGTAACACTGTTGTTGGTCAGTACGCCCGCAACCGCTGACGTGTTGGTCATAGTCAAGTAAGAGCCGCCCGAAGTTGCACAATGTGTCAACGTGGTTACGTTAGTACATGCCGCCCCGCCGCCACCAATGTTTACCAAAAACAGCGCATTACCCTTGTAAGCCGCAGTATCATTTGCTGACCCTGTAACCGTTGTTGGTCCAGCCACCTTGTCAGATGGTAAGAGATTTACGTAAAACGCCTGACGCGGATCTCTCGCAAAACCTGCCAGAGTTGCCGCCATCACCATAATAGAAATTAAGTATTTCATTTTGTTTACCCTTTCAAATTGCGGGGACGTTTTGAAGCGCCCCCGCTTTTGTTTAGCTCGTTACTGCGGTGTTGTATGCGAGTTTCTGGCCCAGACGGACCATTACATCAACATCCTGCAAGCCAACCAAGCGGATACCGCCCTGACTTGAGAGAGTTGCTGTATCAACAATCATATCAACTCCGGCGCCCCAAATGCCCACGTTTACAGTCGACCAATCTCCAAACCATAGAGAGTTTGCAGGGAGATCATTGCACATCAGATAAGGATACCCAATACATGTCTGCGATTTGTAATCAACCACAAACTGCCCGGTGCTTGTGGAAACGTCAGTCGCCGCAAGTTTCGCCCAAACCTCAGAGGTCATGCAGAATTTCATATTTCCACCGCCCGCATTGTCGCCAAACACGTCTCCAGGGAAGTTCAAAATTTCCGCGTATGTCGGGGTCCCGGCAGAACTGATAGTTGGATTGTTAATCCCGCTTGCATTTGTGATAGCGCTCGGATCATCACCGCCGCCGCCCGCAAATACTGCGATTTGGATTGTCTGTGCAATTTCGCGGATAATGTCATTACTGACCATCTGCTCAGCATCGGGAGTTGATTGCTTCATCAGCTTGCGACTAATGTCTGTCATAACTCCGCAAGTATGCGGCGTGCCAGTCACTTGACCTAGTGTAGGTGCTGACTCAGTAATGGCCACTGATTCAGCCACCCAGTAACCAGTGCCGCCTGCTGTCATTTTCGGAATGGCAACATCGCCAACTAACCCAGATAAGAAGTTTACGCCAAGCGGTGCAAGAACAGTCTGCGGACGCAGAACATCGATGAACTCATTTGCAAGCAAGTCATCAGAAACGGAATAACCAGACGTACCGGAAACCGTAAAGTCACGTTTTGCCAGTGCGGCATGAGGTATAATCAAGCCCTGCGCGGAACGTCCCCGCTGTTTTGCCAGCTCATCAGAGATTTCAGTCTCTAATCCAACATCGACACGCATTCCGGCGAGTGACCGTACAGCGTTCATCACGCTATAACGGCGCATATCCTCTTTAGGGATATCGGCTGCTGGATCTGAAACCACTGCACGCTCTTTCTTTTCCGGCAGTTCCGGCTTACGCTCTTTCAAGCTCTGGATTTCAGCTCCACGGCTCTCAATCTCTGTGGACTGTTTCTCAACAATCAACGAATCAAGTGCGGCGCGTGCTGCAGTGTTATCTGTCATATCGATAGACTCGATCTTTGAGGCTTCGATTCCAAATTTCGCGCCACGTGTAAACAGGGCGGCAATTTCATTAGGGTTCATAATATTTCTTTCCTCTTTTGGTTCAGTTTTTTTTAGTTCCGGTTTGGTTAATTCTCGGCCAACTCCTACGCTGGTATCTGCGGGGACGTTTACAAAACTGGCTTCATATGGTGTCCATGACATTGCCCTTACCACGGGGATTCCGTCATGTTCGCCCTCCAAAACATACGAACTAGTATCAACAGTGTATCCTACACTGGAGTTAGTTCTCAGTTCCTTTTCTGCGTCCTTTGCGATTTCCTGCGCTCGTTCGCCTGTACAAAATTCTACGATTCCGCCAAGCTTACCATTTTCAAGTTTCGGCTCGCGGATGAGACCGATCTGATCTCCATAATGAGTATCTTGGATAACTAAACCGCCCTGCATCATATCTCGTTTGATAGACTTTTCCGAGTGGTCTAGAATCTCATACACCTGCTGGTATCGCTCGTTAAAATAGACGTACGTCAATACAGGTTCAGCACTTGATACGGACATTCTGACTTCTGCCGGACTGTCACAATCTGCAAGTATTGCCGTTACTCCTACCGCCCTGTATGATAACCCCAGCTCGTTACGCTCTTTGCTATCTTGTTTTGGTTTTACCGCCGTCTTTGTTCTATGCTGTTTGCGTTTGCTCATCTTTAACCTCCAAGCTTGTATCTTTTTTAAGCGTATCAATGCGCTTAATTTCTTCTACGTTTTTATCAAAATTGCCGTTTGTTATTTCCGCTGTGACTTGGCTGTCCGTTTTCCATCCGTGCTCAACCGCCAATTCAGCCGCCCTCATATCCTTCAACGGATCAACCCAATCCCATCGGCGACCCCTGAACAAATGTTCTGCAAACTTGCTAAATTTCTCAATCGGAAAAGCGCCGCTTATTGACAAGCTTAAAAATGAGCCAAGCCATGCCAAATATACAGGAGTCTTGTTTTGCTGAATGAACAAGCCTTGATCGTTTTTCCATCCGTCGCGCTCCGAAATTGTCCCGGCTCTCACGCTGGAATAATTGACCCCGCCCCAATCATTGCAAGCGTTTGCATATTCTAATCCAACCCCGCTACAAAAATCTCTCAACATAGTCTTTTTATATGCCGTTACTTCCCGGTTAGGATGCTGTGGTGTTTGAACTCTAGATTCCCATCCCTCCGGTAATACTTCCGCTTGCCCCGGCTCTTTTGTCTGAGTTAATTGTTCGATTTCAGGATCTGTTAGAGCAGTAATTTCGCTTTCACGGTTTGCAGGCGCGTAATAACTCCTGACCGTGCAAGCCTCATCTTTTGCGATTACTAGTTCCGCCTCATCGAAATCAGCCAGCATCTTCAGCTTGCGGAGAACTGATATTCCAGCCGTTATCCCCCGCGCCTGTCCTGGCTCCTCGATTGTGTAACCGTGTATAAAATCTTTTGCTGAATATCGTTTAAGCGGCTGTCCTGAGTTCCAATAATCTGCATAATTTACGGAGCTCCCGACATAACAGGCAACGGCCCGCCCGGTCTGGTAGTCAAACTCTATGCCCATGATTACAACATTCTTGTTTTTCATTGTAGTATTATAATTATGGTCCACCGCATCCGGCCTAATGCACTGCAATGCAAAGCCGTAGGGATTTTGAGCGTGACGGTCCATTATCATAAAATATTCGCCGTCGCGCTTCCACGACTTAACGTTCATCTTGTCCATTTCGACAATATTTTGAGCGCCCGCAACATCGCACCAATTAGCATTTTGTGCCCATCGGTTATAATGATATTCGATAAATGCCGCCGCCTGCTCATCCAGATTATAGTTTGTGCCTCCAGGGACTCCGTCATGAGGAGTGGATGTAAAAACAAAACCGTCACCAACTATATTCGTTTGACATAAACAGATAAAACGATGATAGTGCGCCGAATTTTTAAACATGTCGCGGGAACGGCTTCGGGTTGTCTGCAGTCCTGCCTTAACCTCTTTGTTAGAAAATCCGCCGTCCCATTTCCACCCAGCTAGCCAGCGGGGAGTCAATGCAGCGGCAAAGCTCCTGACCATTCTACGACCACGACCAGATATATTTCTCCGTGATATGTTAAAGCCAAATAAGCGCATCAGTTAAACCTCGAATAGATATTAAATGGCCCGCCGCTTTGAGGTTTCCCGGTATCTTTTGTAATCTCATTTTTGTAAAAATTGCGGAGGGTTAATAGGTCATCAAGATCTCGATACTCAATTTCTATGGTATCAACCTTGATCTTCTTATTTGCGCTTGATCCATAGGCAAGTATTGCCGCCTCGACTGTTGCGAGTGCAGATGTATAGTCGCTGGTTGCCGCTGGGGATGCTGTTACGCTTATACTACCGTAATCAATGCAGGTCGCCACGCCGTCTATAGTCTGGATGCCTGTATATTTGATTGATCCGTGTTTAAACGTGATAGTCTGTGCCGCCGTCACCGTTAAAACAAAGCTTGGATCATTCTCAGTACATGTCACTGATACCGGGATTGATGCACTAAATGAGTATATGACAACGCCGGAGAGAGTGAGTCCGGATATGGTCTCGTTTATGCTCTCACCGGCGAAAAGTGTTGATGGTAATATATTGAGCTGATCTGCCATGCCTCAATATTTGCATGTATTATGTGCCAATTGCAATATGGCAAATGATATATATTACTATGTTAGTATATTTATTAATTATCTTCTTCAAACTCCTTTATTGATTGCGCAAATCCGCAGTATTTATCAACTTCATCCTGTGTCATCTTGCGCACACTTGTTAATTTCTTGCCGCATTTTTGACAAGTTCTGTATTTATGAATAACACGCCTTACCGGGTCCGGGTGGGTGCCGCCGTCAATGCGGGTATTACGTCCGCATGAAGGGCAAATAATCGGCATAGGCTCTTTGATATATGCCCTGCTCTCATAAATGCGCTTCGGTTTTTCGATAACCGGATCTCTTGTGACCGGCTCTGGATCGCGTGTTGTGAATCCAGCTCTCATTTTTACGCCCTTCACTTTAGGCGGTCTACCTCGTTTAGCCATTATCTACCTCCTCGACGGCCTGCCAATGGCAACCCGTGTTCGTTGTTTCGTTTCTGCCTTTACTAATCCAGATGGTGACAGGCCGGAATAACCCGCAGCTGCCCACGTTCCGACAAGTGCGTCTAGCCAGTCAACATCTTGATTCTTTGTCTGTTTTTGCCATACATAGTGTAAACCATATTTATCATCGAACTTATTAACCAGCCGTTCACCTGTGACATGTTCGGCAAATTTGACATGTTGCTTTAATGACTTAGCCTTATAAATCGTAGTCCCACCAGCATTGCCTGAGTCGGTTAAAAATGATCGCTGTGTAGTCTCTCTCCAAAAGTCGGCATTATGCGCAACCGCCCGCCCCGTAACGAATTTACCATAATACACATTATCCATTATTGCCCCGATTGCTTTTGCTTTCGACGGTCTAAACTTATCCGCTGATTGTCCAAAGTTCGGAACTACCCTAAAACTATATTTGGCTTGTGCGCAGAATTGATCTACTATTCCATGTTCATAGCCTCGGTCAATCAATAGCAGACTTGGCTTAGTTTTTTCACCATCCATTATAAACGGCATACGTTCGATATTGTCACATAGCTTTTGCAAGCCTCCAAAGATTGCCCGTTCCTTTTCCTGCTGGCTTGCGTTCTCTTGCCACAGTTCGCCGCGGTCTGGATACTTGCCATATACCGGAACATGGCATGTCATATTTCGAGTGAACCCGCCTAAACACCAATGTAAGCCAGCCCTATTAATATCCGTATGCCCTACGAATATCTCTGACTGTGCCGGTAGTTCGTACTTCTTCAACTCCGTGACATGCTCAAGGATGTCATCAACGCTTAGTTTATATTGACTGTTGGCAAGGTCCAGCGGTTCGCCCTGGTATTCTGCATAGAACGCGTCGCCGTTTTCAAAAAATAGATGCATTGCGGTCTGTAGTGCGGATATCTCGACTGGCTTACCATTCTTATACCGGATACGGTTCTCCCAGGTTAGCTTTGCCCCTTCATGCATTTTATCCCAGTTTGCCTTTAGTAGCTCATGGCAAGCATCGAGCCCCCGCCCCTCTTCCTGCTCAAACTTCCACAAGTCATGGTATTGAACCCACAGCCCTTCTAGCTCTTTAGGCCATTCGACAAACATTGGCACATTCTCGCCTTGAAAATCTGGATGTAGTTTGCGGTTCAAAAACCTGCTGGCAACATCACCGTTACGCTGAATCGTGCAAGGCATGTAGCATGATAGATAAACGTCTGGTCCTGCAATATTCATAATGGCGCTGATTATCTTCTTTTCCATCTTTTCAGATAACCGATCACTTGCCGCGATCTCTTCATCCTGTATATCGTCAAGTATAACCATCTCCGGTCTGACGATCCTGCCGTCCTTGGCTGGTACTTTTATACCTCTTATCTTTGCGTCTGCGGATCTGAAAGCGATATAAGCGCCTGACCCTGGATATGGCTTTCCGTTTGGTCGCAGTGGTGACGGAAAACGTATCATTTTATCCATTAACTTTAGACCGCTTTCCGTGCCATCCTCTAATAGTTGAAACGTTGCCCTGATTGCCTTGCCCTCGGTTGCTTCGATAAAACAACATATCTCTGGATAGTCCTCTTTCAATCGCTCGTTATTCATCAAGGCATTAAGTACAAATTCCTTGTAATCCTTGACCATTTCATTTGATGCACCGAGCGCAGCCGGAAAAGAACAACGTCCAGACAACGGACCATATAAACACCCGCACATTCCTATTGCGCTTTTGCCGTTACCGCGTGACATAGATAAAGCATACCGCCCGCCCTGTTCGATGCACTTTTGAAATGTTGCGCCCGCCCGGTGATGCACTTCTCCGAGCTCTAAATAAAAGACTGCCGGAAAATAGTATTTGCACCAGCCAATAAATGAGCGCTCCAACCTCCGCCGCCTGAGTAGCTGGCGGAAAGTTGGGTGCACGGTTTTGACTATGCGGGCAAGTTTTCTTGCATCTGCAATTAACTTTGCTTGTTGCGCTGATCTATCTATTTCATATTGTGTGCGATCTGTCATTAGATGCCTAGCGTTGGTTGGTATTCCTTTGGTATTTTTGCGTGTTTCTTTTTATTTTCAATAGCCCACAGCGGCTGTAAGTTACTATAATGCATTGCTCTTTTCTTCTGTTCAATATCTGAAAGGTCAAAAGAACTTAATGGTATCACATGGTCTATTTGCCAACCAGCTCCGCCGTAATTTTCCCAGTTCATTCCTTTTTCAAACTGTGATTCAATATACTTAATTAATTGATTGCGGGAACAACCTATATTTTTTTTGACTGATGCAAGGTTTGTTAATCCTTTCAGATAGCTATATGTTTCTCCAGACGCTCTCTTTCTCAATAGATATAATTCATATTTTTTCGGATTGTCTTTTAATATAGATCTATACATTTCATAATCTATTTTTCTATCTGATTTACTTTTTAGAAAATATCTTTTATCACAATATGAAACAACACAATCCTTACATTTATAATTGATTGTATTTTTGTCTATCCATGAAAACATTGATATTGGCAATTTCTTTTTACAAGTATTACAGACCATAAAACCACTATCTTTTGCATTATTAACCCTAGCTGTCTTTAACGCTTTTCGCGTGTCGCTACATTCTTTTGACCTTGCTAAACCAGCCTTAGCACACTCAAGGCAAAATGGGTTATAACTATAGCTGCCGTTTTTAAACGGCCCAAATCTCACAAAGCAATTAACTGTCTTTGTTTTGTTACACCGTCTACAACGTCTTGATTTTATATTGTTTCCGTT